AATGAAGCCTGAAAGGGGATTAATCTAGTAGTGGTGGTAAATCTGGTCCGGAGAATATACTTTGTTCCAGGGCGAGCAGTGGCTCCGCCTCGATAGTCGACGAAGAAGTTTCGAAGGAGGGCAGCACCGGAATGGTACTTGGCGATGTCGACGCGAGCGTTTAGAGCTGGTGCCCATTCGCCAGAGTTGAAGGAGAATTGCATTACTGGCTGAGCCACAGGTGATCCTTAAAAGAAAGTCGGGAGTAGGCCTCCCCAATCGAATGCGTTATAGGGTCCAGATTGGAAACCATCCGTCCACCAGATGCCTCGAACGCGAATCCAATCTGGCGTGGCGTCGTTGACGGTAAGGCCTTCATTACCATCAACCTTACGGGCTTCGGTGATGGATAGATTGGCGAGTTGGATAAGCATATTAGCGAGAGGCTTGTCGCCAGTAAGGCCCATGACGATATCAGCGCCGAGCTTATTCGCCATGGCATCTTGAAACATCGGGTCCCAGATGTTGGGGTCGGTTATTTGGCGAACGTAGGCGAGGGTGGCGAATTCTTGATTGCAGAGGATGACACGTTGGGAGGCTTGAGGGCCGAAGGTTAGATTGAAGGTAGCGCCGGAGCCCGAGCCAGTAGTTGAGCCTTGAGCTACGGGGTTGGTTTGCGGAACGAAGTAGGAGCCACCAAGTGGCGGGTTCGCATCGATTACTTGAGAAACCACCGAAACAGAAGTGATAACACCAGCAGCCACACTCCCAACGAGAAGCTGAGCAGGAGCACCCAAAGGAGGAGAATCTGTCGGCCCTGAAGCAAGTGTAATAATATCACCAATAGCATAACCTACTCCACCAGAGACTACCGCAGCGGCAGTTACTGGGACGAACTTGTCGACTTGGACCTTGAAGCGAGCTGGGGCTCCAAGCATAGACGAAGGCGCCCCACCGGTTACAGCGGTGGTGATGGGGACCCCGCCTGCAAAGCCAGTGTTCTGGGCTGGGATAACCCAACAGGCACGGAGGCAGTCGTTGGGATATTGATATTCATAGGCCCAAGGTGGGGGAGGCTGACCAGGTTGCCAGAGATTGGTGGCTGGGGAGGTATTCTCTGGAGTACCAGCGATGGAGGTGATGTAGGCAAGATTAGCAGTGGCCAAGCCGCAATCCCAGGGTGCAAGGCGAAGCAGGCTATCCCGAGTGTTGTTATAGGTCAGGTTAGCCTGTATCGCTTCGTTAGTGGAGTTGGCAAGAAGTTCCGCATCGGTCACCGTTGTGCGTGAGCCAAAGGCTTGCAAGGCAAGGTTAACGATGTCGGTTTTGGTGGTCATTACACAAGTTCCCAATCAGTAGCTAAAAGATCAGCTTGGGAGCATAACCATCCAGGTTGCCATTCCTTTTGTGCATTGTACATTGCAATGTACGGGCGACAATTCAAGGATTGATCTTCACCAATCCATTTAGCTGTACGATCATTTACCTTTCGATTTGTATCCTGTGTATTGAATGGCGGCAATTGCAGTTCGGGCATTAGGCATATAAACATACCTTTGCCGTTCCAACCACTACGTCTAACAGCATGCCCATCTTGCATCTGTTTAACAGCCCAACCGATTCCTTGCATCTTAATGTCTCCCTTGGGTTCCGCAGCAGCCGTGGTTGGTTCCATGGAGGCCGGGCGATTTGGGATCGCCAATGTTGGTTGGGCCCTTAGGTGGGGAGTACGGGATTGGCTTTGGCTCACAGTGGCCACCGTTGGTAGCACGTGGAGCCTGACCGACGTAGGAGTCGGAGCCATACTCGTCTAGGGTGTCCTTACTCATTCAACTTCCTCCTCAACAGCTTCTTCGACAGGCTCCCCAACAATCATGGCTTCAAGCTCAGCCACAGCCGCATCATGAATTGGCCTAAGCTTTGGGAAGCCTAAGGTCTTCTCAGCAACCATCAATAAGGTCGCTATGTGACTGAAGTCCAATCCTTCACTCATTTATGTTCTCCTTGTGATCCACAATGGTGGATGGTTGTTGCAACTGGCTTTGGAGCAGAGAAGCCCCGACCAGCCTCTAACGGCGTTGGATTCTTAATCACAGCCACGCCAAGCTGTGCAGCACCACCAGGGTGGATGGCATGGGGAATGGGCTCTCGCTTTTGCCCTGAATCGGTAGAGTGTCCTGATCCTTGTTTCATTTACCTTTCTCCTTTGTTAGCAGTCTAGTATGATCCCAGCGGTTCAGTGGATCATCTGCCATCTCACGTCGGACCTTTTCGAAGGTGCCGCCATCGCTATGCATTAATTCAAGCAATTGCCGATAGCGATCGTCACAACGTTCCATTTCTGCCATTACATGACGAGGTACCTGTTGTCCTCCTTCGTGGTAGAGATTGACGATATCATGAACATCGTGCATGTACATAATGAACCTACGCATCTTCTCTGGGATTTCGCTTTCGGCTTCTCGAAGAGCGAAGACAGCAGAAGAGACTAACTCACGAATAACCTTTATATCCTGCGATATACGCTCTAGATATACCTCAGGTGGATAGCGTTCGGCCATTACTTGCCCTTCTTGGGCTTGATTATGCCCTTGCCAGTGTCGGCTCGATTGAATTCTTTGGCGACCTTGGTTGGAATACCAACCTTCTTGGCGAATGCAGGGTTATGGGCGGCGGCTGCCATTGTTCGAGCTTGCTTTGGGGATTTGCTTGGCATTTGGATTCTCCTTATTTGACATCATTCATCATTGCAGCGTAACAGAAGGTAGAGGTTCGGCAGGAATAAGATAGGATGTCTACAGCACCTGCGGTAGTGGTAAGGGTTGGGGTAGTTCCACCTGCGAACTTGAAGGTTGAACTCCAAACGGTGGTTCGGCTACCAGTACCATCTTGGATGAAAGCAATTGAGCCAGCTTTGCCGACTACGACGTTAGAGACCGTCATTGTGGTGATGTTGCCAGTGAGAGTGACTTTGGTGTCTCGAAAGGTGGAGAAGTCGAAGGTGGTGGTAGAGCCAAACGTGGTAGTGGTCTCGGTTGGCCAAATGACGCTTGGGGTGACAAGCTTATTGTTGGCGGTGCCTGCATACATGTCGGGTAGGGTGGCGAGGGCATATTCACCAAGGACTCCAGCGTTATTGTAGAGGACATTGGTGGTCGAGCCGTTGTTTACAACAGTCGAACCAACTGTGATACCACCACCAACGGAGATATCATCAGCAAGGACTTTAATGATATAGTCAACGGTTATAGCTGGTTGAACTCGGGAAGCTGGGGTGTTGGTACCGCCGAGTGGGGTGTTCGCAATGATACCAGTGGTATTTGGTACGTCGGACCCAAGTAGAACTCCGGAGCCACCTGAACCTATCTGCGATATGAAGGAGCCTAATATACCGGCATTACCAGCATTGGACGTAGAACCAGTTATATTATGCGCGTGGCCTGGGTCGATGATGTTAGTGGCTAGGATTATATTGGGTAGGTTGGCTTGTGCTAAGGTGGTAGATTGATTACCGCCACCAGCAGCGATGGCGTCTGGGTTTGCTCCAAAGAAGGTAGTTGTTAATCGCCCAGCAGCAGCAGAACTCATATTATCCCGGCCTGCTGGGGTTCTGCCTTGTAAATCAGGAAGGTTAAAGGTGGTCGATCCGTCACCATTGCCCCAAGGGAAGATGCGAGCAGAGGTAGTGGTGCTAGCGATCGCGTTGCCACTTAGGGTTAGAGAGCCAGAGGCTTTTGATATCACTGTCTTTCCAGCAGTGAAGCAGGCTGAGGCCTCTACTGCTGCGCCGATTGGGACGCGGTCGCTGGTGGCTGTTGCTACAGTAAAGGTAGGCGAGCCGGAAGTGCAGGTTATGCTTGGCTGGAATGTTATAGTTGTTAATAGGTCAGGATAGGTTGCTCGACTGACTGCTTGGCCATAGGCTAAGAGATACTTCGGCGGGACTGATGCACCAGCCCAAGGGATTATGGTGCCTACGATAGTTGAGCCGCTACCGGGCGAGGCCCAGGTGCCATCGGCTCGGAGGAAGTTGAAGATACCACCGCCTGAGGCTGGAGCTGCTCCAGAGAGGGAAGAGGTGAAGGCTATGATCTTACCAGTTAGCTGCGCATCGGTTAGGCCACCAAAGGCGCCAGCGTTGTTGTATTGGACTTGGAGGTTTAGGCCTCCTGGAGTTCCCCCACCACCGCCTCCATTGTTTAGAACGAACCGAGTATTGGCACAGGCATTAGAGGAATCGCCAGCAGGCCGGTCTGAGCAGGTAGTATTCTGGGCCTCAGATGAGCCAAGGGCGAGGGTGGAGAGAAGGGCTAAGGCTAGGAGGACACGTTTCATCAGACGTTAGACTCCATAACCGTTAACGGATTGGTAGCCCCCGCAGCACTCGTGGCAAATGCTTGCCAAGCGCCCTGGCACTCACCAGAGATTACTAAAGCCCCACCATTGCCGTAGACCCGGAAGCAGCCACCAAGTGCAACATTGCTGAGAGCCAAGGGAACATTCGATGGTGTAGTAGGAGCTGTACCAAGAACATTCTGTATATTTACTGGGCCAATGAAGATATCCTTCGCGCCAGGATTATGGAAGGTGATAGACTGGCGAGAAGGGTTGGCTTGGGCTACGACTATAGTAGCAAACTCGGAGACGTTGTTGTACCCATAGACTTTACCTCCACTGGCCGAGGAGAAGACAAGAGATGCACCTACGCCTCCGAGGACTGTCATGAGTTATACTCTACGTTCGGTGACAGGGGAAGAGGGTTTGGACGTAGCAAGTTGGGCCTTGAGGTCTTCGACGAGGGATTTAAGTTCGTTGTATTGTTCAATAGAGACCGAAGCGTTGGCGGCTGGCTTCGCCTGACCCATTGCCTCCATCAGCTTCGCCATGAAGGCAGATTCGCCATCAGACATGGTTGTTGGAAGAGATTCGATTGGGTGCTCCCACTTCTGGCGAAGGGAGGCAGAGATGGCCTCAGCTTCTTCGTCATAAGGTTCCATATCTGGGGTGGGATTGCCGACGAAGACGATATCCCGGCGTTCGCCTTTGCCTTCATGACAGACGATGATTTCGCCTGGGTAGTTGCAATCAGCAGGATCGTTCGGGTCCATAAGCATTGGGACAGGGAAGATTTTCCTCGCCTGCTTGCCGGTGTTGCGGTCAATCTCTTTGTATTCCCATTCGGCTGATTGGCCGTCGAGAAGAACATTGAGATAGTGTCCGGTGATCAGTCTCCATCGTGCCATAGGATTTTCCTTTTGGTTAGAGTTATAGTCCCCATTTGTTTTTCAGACCTACATCGATAGCTGCAACAGCAGCTGAATTGTTAAAGCTTGTGGCTATACCGCATTCGCCTACTGCTGCTGATATAAAATCAACTCCAGATGCAATGCTAGCATGTTGCATACCAATGTTTGCAAAACCAGCGCTGACCCAATTACCGACAGATGTAGCGGGAGTACCCGCAACACCGTCTACATAAATTGTTATAACTCCACTGGAGTCCTTTGTAACAATTATCCGGTGTCCTGCGGGAGGGGCGGCTAGGCCGCTATTAGTGACGAAAACACTGTTATTAGCTACTTGTACTAGTGTCTGCGAACCGGAGTTTGTCGTCATCCCAAATGAACCGACGTTGTTGAAGTCGGCGGCGGCAGCCGGTTTAGTATACGACATAAAACGGCCGAAAGGTTGGGAAGCATTATTGGCTAAGGTTCCAACATACCATACTGTAAGCGTATTGCCAGTTCCAATAGGGAACGATGCAGCTTCAAATGCGCCTAGATCGGTAGCAGTAAAGACCATAGCTGGACGTGAATTAAATCCAGTTGCGTTGTATTGTGGTTTATGACCACTACCGGCCGGAGTCATAGTATTACCGCCACCACTTCCATCAGCGACGCTGAGGATATCTGCTCCGCTAAGAGTAAGGCTTGGGAAATTACTTGCGTCCCACATGCCAACTATGCCGGAGATCGCTGGGGTGAAAGAAGGACGTGAGCAAAATGCTGGCAGGCAACCGGTGAATTGTGCCGGGGCGCTATGCGATAGTAGTATTGCTGGCGCAGCAAAGCCGGCAGCTCGAAGAAGTCCTCGTCTAGTTACTAATCCACGATGCACGGTTACAGCCTCTACCTGATCATTGTCGCGGAAATTGCGCTGTCGCCACGGTATATCCGCCATCGCTGGCGTAACGTGCGACGCCTTTGGTGTATCGTAATTCATCGATGTTGCCGTTGAGAAAAAAAGCAGCCCCTGGATTGTTACCAATATCCAATACACTGGCCGAGTTGAAGAAGGTCATCGTTGAAGTCGAAGAACCAATCATTACGCCATCTTTGTACATTCGATATTTAGTGCCATCGAAATCAACGCAAAGAGCGATCCATGTGTTCAAGGTTAAGGCGCTGGCGACACTTATTATGACAACATCATTTGAGCCGGTCGTACTGCCATCAAAATTAAGGGTGGCATTGTTCTGATAAAGCGCCCAGCCATTATTAGGACTAGTCCACTGATCAATTAAGAAGGAGATACCTCCACTTATCGACGCCGGACGAAAACGCATTTCAAGTGTAAAGGACTGGTTTGATAAATCAAAGTCAGCACTATCGGGGAAGGTAATATTTCCATTTGCACTAAATAATATGGACGACCCTCCAAATACTGACTGCGCCGTGCTTATCTGCGGTCCCCCGGCGACGGTAGCTGTACCATGTGCGGCACTACTCTCGTCAGTCATACCTGGGGCGCCAGTGGACCCGTTAGAGCCGTTGAAACCCATCAATAATTTGACGCTGGTCCAAAATGGGTCAAATACGAGTGTCGTAGATGAGTTACAAAAGCCATATCGGCATTCACGCTGGAATTGAGCATCAGTGGGCACGACGAGGAAGAAGAAGAAGACTATTGCAAAGGAGGCTAAGCGCTTCATGTTACCAAACCGTACAGGAGAACTTATGTGCAGTGGTGGCAGCGATTACAGAAAGGGCAGTGTTGATCCCCATACCTGGAGGGCTGGTAAAAGAAGAGAGCCCAGTAAAGGTGACAGCTGTAGCTGAAGCCAAAGGATAGGAACCTGTGCCAGAGGCGGCGGCAGTTGTGGTAAAGGACATCCAAAGGACTTCGGTAGTATCTATGTTGGCGATGGTGAAGCCGTGACGGGTAGAGGCAGCAGTGAAAGCGTTTTGGGCCGCGCCACCAGCGGCGATGGTTCCGGAGCAGTCGGTCAGGGTGATATTGACAGCGCCTTGAGTAGTTGCTTGAACAGCGAAGGTACCGGTGCCAACTACGGTAGCATTAAGATTGGCCGCAGTAGCTTGGGTTGCACCAAAGGTGGTATTGGCGATTGAGGCCCCAGCTTGGAAGGGAGAACCGAGGGTGGTATTGATAGTACCAAGCTGAGTTGTCATCAAGCGAAGCTTGGCAGAGAGGGTACCAGTGCCGCCAGCGGTAGAGGCAGCATCGGTAGTAGAGCCTTCAGCTACATCGGCTCCGTTGGCGATGGTGGCAGCACCACCTCCTCCACCACCTGTGGCCGAGGTACAAATTGCCCCTGTGGTATCCATTGCACCGAAGGCGAGGTTTCCTGCAGCTAGGCCTGAGGCTGCTCCGCAGGTGGTGACAACTTGATACCCACCAAGGAAGACCCCAGATGGAGGAGGTAGGGTAAACTTAGTCTGGGCTAACGCCGGACTGGCTAGCCCAAGAAGGAGTAGAAGTCCAGCGCTAAGCTTTCTCATGATGCACTCGTACAGATGTATGCGATTTTAGAACTCGCATTGGAGGTTTGGGTAATAGTGAGGGCCGTAGTTGAGGTAGCCCAAGACATTGCAGCCAATGGCCCAGATTGCCAAGAGACAACGCAGTTTGGCGCTGTTACATAGGCTGTGCCGAAGGTTACAACGCAAGAAGTGGAGGCAGTAGTTCCTGCTGTGATAACGCCAGAGAAGTCAGTACCGACCAAGGTGGGAGTGCCTCCAGTGACACAGGCAGTTAGTGCCGGAGCCGGTTTGCCTGTGGATAGGATGTGGCCAGGGAAGTAGACACCGTTGCTGGTATCAACGCCAAAGGCGCCAGTTGCGTCTTGAGATAGTTGGAGGGCCTTGGTGATGTTCTGGGCAACGGCAAGACCGAGACCCAGAGCTAGAATAAGCAAAGAAGGAATGATGTATTTGCGCATGTAGATATCTCCATTGGGTTTCACGGTTTAATCACTCGGGCTTGTGGTGGCGTTGGTCAGGGTGCCGGTAAGGCTGAATGCACCACCAGTACCTTGGTTGGTGGGGAAGGTTATCGCATCACCGCTGAATATCAACACCGGAGTTCCAAGCGTTGCCATCGCAGTCGCCGGGTTTACCGGCTTGCCATTGGCGCCAATAAACAGGCGACGAGTTGCCTCTGGAAGCGCCCCAGCGACAAACGGGTCATTTGACAAGAGGTAAAGCTGCATATCGGCGATGTCGCCGAGTACGAGGTCGAAATTATCCGTCCCGATAGTTGTCTTGAGACCGTTGAACTGGGCAACGTAGGGGCCACTCGTATCTGTATTGGTATCGGGGACTAGAACATCATTGATATAGACTGCCTTTGGCTTCACACCAGCAGCGTGTAATGAATCAATGACATAAATGAGATTTAACCACCCCTCATTCCATGGGTTCTGGACAGCTACATAGTTTGTATTTCCACTGCTGAATGGAATCGCGCCAGTCTCAAACACAATTAGGGAATTACCGCTATTGTTGACTGAGATATTAAATAAATTGTTCACTTCGGTATCGGGGTCTGAACACAGTAACGTGGAACCTCTATTGCTGGATAAAGGCAGCGGAAGCTTAGTCCACACCACATAGAGAACATACCGACTGTCGGTGCAGCTTAGACTGTTACATAATAGTGATGTGCTACCGTCAAAATGCACCGCCAAAGCGTGATAGCCTCCCCCACCACCAGCTTTGCCTAATATAAAACCAGCACTTGCAGGCGTAAGTAGCTTCGTGGCAGCAAGAGCGCCACCGCCACGAAGTAGGTGTCTACGAGAGATACGCGACATTACATTAACCTGAACCATGTACGTGAGGAGAGTTGATACTGAAAGGTTACAGGGGTAAGGGCGGTAAGGGTCTGTGAGGTGTAGGTGGCGTGAAGGGTATCACCAGTGTTGGCTGTAACAGTTACCATGGTAGTGAGAGTTGTATCGGTGACAAGGGTTACCAATTCACCGGCGGTGGGGTTAAGCGGAAGCGTTACGGCCCAAGTTGTTGGAGCCGTGCCGATCCAATAGAGAGTGCCGCCTGAGGCGGTGGAAGTAGCGGCTCCGGTTTGCCCTGTGGTAGAGGTAAATCGAGCGCGGTTGCTAATAGTATCGACGCCAAGCCAACTGTCCGAGCCACCAGGACCTTGTGCGGCTCGGACGACTGTGTTGGAATTGACCTGGGTTGAGATAACAGGTTGGGCCACTGCTAGGGTGGCAAGCCCAGCGAAGGCTGCCACCCCTATGTATTTGAGAAGTCTTTTCATGACTGGGCCTCAGTTCGCGACGTTGATCCCGGCAGGGTATCCACCCATGACGGAATTATCAGTGCCTTGGTAGGGCTGGTCGTCTCGATCGAGGACGATGTAGGATGAGACGTTGCCAGCAGTGACTGTAGCGCCACCTATGGTGTAGTTGAGTCGAAGGAACCGAGGAATGGCGATGCCATCGGGTGGCCTAGGCATATCCATATCGTAGAGTCGGGCTCCCGCCACAAGGGTAGCAAGGGCGTAGGCTGGTGAGGTCCACCAGGTAGAGAAGGCGGCAGGGGCACCAGCGCCGTTGTCGACTGCGCCTTGAAGGGCGACAGCCAAAGTAGCTGCACCGCCAGAGGTAAAGGTCGTAGAGACCTGGACCAAGAGCTTCATTGCCGGATCGTCACCGATGCCGATGTCTCTGGCTCCACCGCCTGAGGCGGAAGTGGGAATACCAGAGGTGATTCCGAGGTCGATGACATTGGTGGATACTTGTGAACCAACTGCGATTGCAAGGGACACAGCGTTGTCGAATTGAAGTAGGGCGTCGAGGATCATAGCGGTAGCTCCTTTTAGACCACTTGGGCCTCGTTGTTGAGGATCGCATCACAGGTGCGAGCTGGGATGCCACGGAAGGTGGTCACGACCTTGCCGTTGAACTCTTCGAGGCGAAGCAAAACGTTGGTTTTGTTCATCGCTTGGAGATCAAGGTAGGTGCGGATCACGCGGTTGCAGTAGATGACGACCCGGCCCATATTGGCCCGGACTTCGGGAGTATCCGAGGTTTGGATCGCAGTTGCCATGGATGGAGCGGTAGGCATCCTATACAAACCCCTGACGATCAGGTTGATCAGGTTCGCAGCGGAGACACCGGTGAGTTGAGTCACGTCGATATTGGCAATGCGAACTGCGTATCGCCAATCACGGCCGACCATGCCAATTTCCCACTTGAAATGGTCACGGTAGGCTTGGTAGGTGTTACCATTGGCGTCAGTTACTGGCCATTCACCCATATCGCGGTGTTGAAGGCCGGTGATCTTGCCTTTCGGGAAGGTTGCATGCCAAGTGTCAGAACCCCAAGTGACGATCCACATGCTGGTATTGGTATTGGAGGTTCCACCACCGTCGAGGACATTGTTGGCAGTTTGGGAGTTGGCAGTGTTCTTAGTGGAGTACCGAGGAGCGAGGCCGGTGAAGCGTTCCGGGTTGATATGCTGATTGCCGTAGATCACGGTGGAGGCAACCTGTTGGGACATGCCTTCAAGGAAGGCCTTGACTTCAGACAGCCTAAACTCAGCGGTATTGCCGTTGAGATCGGCGATGTCCTTGTCAATTACCGCGTAGGTTTCGAGGTTTCCACAGGTATCGGTGATCTGCGCGGTGGTAGATTTCGCGTTGGGGACGCCGTTGTTGAGCAGCCGCCAAGTGGCCTGTGGGAGACCGGTTCGGACGGTGGTTTTGTGTCCGGTGGGGAGGTTACCTTCGACGACGAGCATGTCATCTAGGATTTCGTTGGTCTGAGAGAGCAATTCGATGATGGACGCTACACGATAACCGTCATCCATACGTTTTGCCCAGTCAGCATACGTTAAGGCAGTATTGCCAATCGCAGCCATGGGTTGTATTCTCCATTAAGGGGTTAAGGACTGGTGGTTATCAGTATCCCATCTGAGCTTTGCTGTTCGACCGCCATGCGGTTGGGTTACGGATTGTTAGGGTACAGAGCGTGAGCCGCTGAGGGTCGCTCGGATGTACCGGGTGCGGATTGACCGAATTTGGATGGTTGAGCACCAGATACGTGCTTACCTTCGGTCACGAAGGAAGAGATTTTGTTGAGGACCTTGATGAAGGCGGGATTGTCACCTGCACCGGTAAGGTCCATGATGGATTTGAAATCGGCAACCAGTTTGGCATCGCCGATTGCATCGTACAGGCGACCGACGTTTTCTTTGATCTTCGCCATGTGGGGGCCGATTTCGGCGTCGGCTTTGGCAGCGGTCTGCCAAGCGGCTCGCATATCGTCGTAGGCCTTAGAGGAGGCCTCAGTGGCGGCTTTGATTTGGGAAAGGTGGAAGTCGACTAGCTTCTGGGCGTTGGCTTGTGGGAGACCGAGTTCTTTGAAGAGTTCAGTGGCGGACTTTAGGGTTTCGCCTTCGAGTTTGACGCCTTCTGGGAGCTTGAAGTCTTCGTACTTCTCTGGCGCACCAGTAGGCGATTCCTTCTTTTCTGTAAGAAGAGTGTTACCATCTTTTTCGGGCTCGGCCTTCGGTTCAAGTGACTTCTCCTCTATAGGGGTCGTAGTCGTCGTCTGCGCCACGTCCTTCAACTCCCCCGTCGGGGTCCGGGCTTCCGGACTGTTCGGTAGCGGAGCTTCGGTCGTCACTGTTGTGTCTGACATTGGCTTCTCTCGCAGCGGTTATGTATTGATCGGGGCAGGCGGACATTACATCGGCAAGGAGGGCTAGGCCCACGGCTCGACGGCCCTCGCCGAATGCAGTCATGAGTGGATCGGGGGAGAAGGTCTGGGCGAAGACGTGGCAGGAGGTAAGGATATCCCAAAGCCAAGCTCGACCGAAGGTGGTGGACATGAGATTGGTAATGACTTCCTGACGAGCACGATCGGCTAGACGAGAGGCCTTCTCGGCCCGCCGGATGGATTTACGATCGCTAGCGTCGTAGGTCATCGAAGACGCGCCCTATATTGCCACCAGAAGTCTGCTCCACCGCCATCTAGATAATAATGCTTTTGTATTCTACGGCGTTCAACGAAGCAAAGCCATTTCCAGCCACGGTCGTATGTATTTATTGGTAACCAAGCAAACTTGCTATGCCAATCTGCAACCGATGAACCGAATCTTGGCTTTGCTTCGTAGGTCATCAATAACCTCCAGCTACACCTTGAGGCCAACCGGTGACGATATAGATTGGCCAAACAGTAGCTCGGAGCAGAGCTAGACTTAACGTCACAGGACCAATATTTGCTTCAAGAATAAGCATAAGTATAAATCCTATTGCATAAATACCAAGCCCTATCCAGAAGTAAGTCATCGGGTGTTTTCTACTGCCTTGCGGAGTTCTTCGTAGGCAGCGCGTTGTTTAGGTGAGGAGTAAGGAGAGACGATAGTCTTTGGCTCACTCAAGTCACGCTCTGGCTGGAATACTATAATCTTCACACGGTCCTTACTGGCATTGAAGCAACGACAGGTGTCTTCTTTCTTGGCAATCCCTAGACGACGGATGATACCTGCAACCTTACCTACAGAGATTCCTAGGCGCTTGGCAATCTGCCTATAGGGAACGCCTTGTTGATAGAGCTTTTCAACTTCTTCTCTCATTGTCCAATTCCCATGCTTTGCAAAGCGGATTGGCCGCCACCGACTTGGGTTTCGCTAGCGACTTTGGCGGCCTTGGCAAGTTGCTCCGCCTGGGCTGCACGTTCGGCTTGCATTTGTTGTTGTTCTCGACGTTGACGGATAGAGGCCAAAGCTTCGGGTGAACGGATAAGCTTAGGATCATTATTCAGGAGGAAAGACATTTTGTCAAGTCCATAATCGAAGTCGATATTGTCAACACCGGCTGGATCGATTCCGGCGATGTTTCCAGCAATGGCGAACATGCGTTCGATCCCTGCGGCTGCGGTGGCTTGTTGGGCTTGTTGAAGCATCGAGACGAATTCAATGTCCAGGTTCTTGCCAGCGATTTCATCTGGGGCTGGAGGGAAGATGCCAGCCCGGGCAGCTATGGCGAAGACTCGTTCGATGATTGGCTTGAGACCTTCGTTGTCGATTCGCTCGAGGGCTGGACCGAGCATGACCAAAGACTCACTTTTCCGCATGTCCCACTCAACTGCTGTGACATTAGAACGGGTTTCATACTGAGATGCGGTATTGAGGACATCGTTGAAGAAAGTCTTCTTGAGTCGTTCTCGAACTTCGTTAAGGTCCTCGGTGATTTCGCCGACTGGGAACTTGGTATCGTAGACGCTGGAGAAGCCAGGTTTGCCTGAAGCGGCGTAGCCAGAGACATAGGTGATTCCTCCTGGGAGGAGTGAGGCAGGTTGGTTCTTTAGTTGGATATCAGCGACAAGGGGCGGGTTTACCATCTTGTCGATCGCTTGGGCCTTGCGGCGCGATTCGAGTTGGAGTTGCTTTTGATCTGGTAGGCCGTCCATGGCTGGGGATCGCCCATAGGGATCATTGGAGACAAGGTCCCAGCGAGTACAGATGTTGGGTTGTTCAAAGTAGCCTCGCTTGCGGAGGAAGCCAGGAGGGGAGGAGGCGCCGCCTTGTGGAGAGGCAGACCCGCCCCATTCCCAATAGGCTTCTCGATAGGTGAACTTGTTGGAGAAGCCGAACTCTGCAACCTTGCCATCGTCGTTGGGTTCGATAGAGTGGGCTACAATGACTTCGCGAGTGAGGTTGGCGCCGTCGGTTTGTTTGTAGAGTCTGGCGATATTCTCTGAGACGTTGTCGATGCCGAATTCGTTGACGACGGCTGAGATCGTCATGGTGAATTCACGGTAGAAGATGCAAGGGCGGTATTTACCGTCGATGTCGACGTANTATTCACCGGCGCAGGGGTTGAAGCAATTGATTACGTTTTCGAAGTCTTCGTAGATCAAGAGGACGGCTGTGCCAAAGATGACAAGGTCGAAATAGAAGACGGCGATGGCGTTGTAGAAGTTGGACTCAGCGAAAATCAGATATAGAAGCCTCTCGCATTCTGCTAACCAAAGAGAGATAGGGGAGGTCTGGGTCGAGTCTAGTCTGCCAATCTTCAACTTGAACCAAGGCCGTGTTGGAGAGGATTTCCCACTCACTAAACCTGATGCCAAGTTTCTTGCAAAGATACATCCCGATGAATCTAAGATATGTTGATTGATCGGCGATCCGCGAGCCATTTGGTTTGGAGTCACGATCCATTTGTATCTCCTCGGAAGGAAGTAATCAGCAAGTTCTCGCCAGTGGGTCCACCAGGAATAGCGATTGACGCGAAGGCCGATTAGGCGACCTTCGGAGTATCGGCGGAAGGAGTAGTCGGCTTCACTTATTTGGCGCATCAGCGATTTCGATTCTGCTGTTCGAATCTATTCATTCTATCCCTTAACTCTACATCGGTAGGACCAAGTTCAGGGTTATTAGTTTCCACAATAGAACGTCCGCCTAACGAAGCTTGTGGACGCGTTTCATATAAATCAGGCGCCTTGGACTCTGGCTCAAACAGCCTCCCCTGCTCATGCATCTGGGCCGCAGCCATGGCGAGGAAGACGGCTGGAGGCGTGTCAGGCATTGGCTGGCCTGACTTAGTAGTTGGCTTTTGATTGAAGGGGACTATCATTGGCCGAGAAGGGTCTTACCGGTGGACCCACCGGATTGCTGCTGGGGCACTGAGGCTGCACCAAGAAAGGAGGTCTGTTGGCGTTTAGGTGCTGGCTTGGTACCCTGGGGGTTCATAACTGGCGGGATGGCCTCGGGGACGATGGGAGGGGCGATGGTTGGGGCGGCAGGCTTGAGGAAGCTCATGCGATCATTCTTTCCTTGGCATACGGGTCCCATTCAGACTCGATCAAGGGCCTCTGTGGATGCTCGCCGCCGGCTCGAGAATTGGCGGCTAGGGGTCCACCAAAGGTGAGGACGAGAGCGTCGAGGTCATCGAGGACGAGGGATGGATTGTCATCCATTAAGTCTTCTTTGGAGACGAGGAGAATTTCATCTTTGTTATTGAAGGTATAGCGAATGGCGAGCATGGCGGTGCGGAGGTCTGGATCAGCAGGGAGCATTCCACCTTTCAGCCAGGCGCGTACTGCTCCATACATAGCCGCTCGTTTGTTGGCGTAGCGTTCGCCTTGATTGTCAAAGACAACACCGGTAATATCGTCTTTACCACCGAATTGGATTTCATAGACGAATAGTCGCTGGGACCGGCAGTTGTCCACAACGCCACCGCCTACTCCACCTCCGTCGATGAAGATTCCATCAGGGTGGAGGGCAAAGAAGGTTTCGTGGACTTTATTAGCGAGTTCAACAGTGGAGATGCCATTGTAGGATTGTCTGGGGATGGTTCGAGCGTCTCGGCCTTTCCTGGGGAAGATGACGGAGTTGTTCTGCCCGAACCGGGCAACATCGACTCCGATAGCAAGTGGTGTATGAAGGTCCACATAGACCTCTCGGTCTGCTGACATAGCCGCATCAATATCGGCTGCGGAGAAGAATTCCATTTCACCGACACGAGGGAATTGCCCGAGGACGC